AACGACATAGACCATTGATACCATCTGCATCCTCAGGCAAAGGAACAGATTTACTAAGTCCATGTGTTAGTCTGATGTGGTGAAGTGTTACTTCACTTTCGAAATCCTGCTCCACCTGTGCACTCCCTGCTCATCTGCCACGGACACACCAAGTTCCGCTGGCACAATCAGCATACCAGGATCATCCACACCCCGCAATCGGTTCTGGACCGAATTGATATAGAGTGGCTTCTCGGCGTGCTTGCGCATGATGTGCCGCACCGCGTCACCATCCTCATGCTTATTCAATGCAATGTTCGCATCATGGACATTGATCATAATGCGCGCGGTCGGTGGCCATTCGGGATCGTGATGACAGGCGTAGATTACCGACGATGTATGATCACCATTGATCGACTGTGGTTCGAATGCGACGATTGCCTCAAGCGCAGCCTCGTCCCACCGCTCCATCAGGAGCCATCGTCGTCCGAGGCATGTTGTAATAGCACGGTCCCTGCGGACGAGGTTAGCCAAGTCATCCCACCACATGTGGATTTCTGGAGTTGCCATGTGGTATAGCCGATACGCTTGTTCAGCTTCGATAGCTGCGAGGCCAGTGACGGTGGCGAGCTTATCTGCGGCCATACGGTAGTTGAGTCCGTGTCGGCATCGCTTTGCCACAAAGCGGATGGTAGGTAGACCTCCTCCATCTCGGTCGTAGATCGGAACTTGGTCATATGGCACCTTGAACATCTCTGAAGCTAATGCACAATGTGCATCATAAGTTCCAGGATGTAAACGAGCTTGTTCGAATTGGTCAATCCATTTGGGTATGTGTGCTAAGTATGCCACAATACGAGCCTCGATCTGGGACATGTCATAGTAGCTAAACTCCCAACCTGGAGGAGCAATGAACATGTTCTTTGCCTGCTCAGGTATGTTCTGCATGTTCAGTCCACTACCCCAGGCTGTTTGACTGCTGCTGAGCCGCCCGGGCGCAGAGGCAACTCCTGTTTGCTTGTATGCGCAGCGCCACCTACCGTCGTCGTCTGGCTTGGCATTGATGTAGGTGGAGACGAATTTGGATTGGGATAAGTAGTCATCAATAGCTTCGATAAGACTGCCAACTGCTGGGCTTGTTCGCGGATGTTTTCTAATACGATCTCTATTCTCCTTATCTGTGCTTGTTCCTCGTCCGACCACATGTAGGTCTGAGAAGAAGAGTTTAGCAAGCTGTTGGTGACTTCGTGGATTAAACTCATAGCTGCCATCGCCAAGTGCCGCACGTGCCTTGCTTTGGCATAGTTCGTTTGCTTTAACGAGTCCTCGCTCAAGTCGTTCACTGAGTTCGGATTTGAGTCGCTCATCTACTTGCACTCCATTGATTGTCATCTCCACGAGTTCGGGCTGTAGCCGCATCACATGATTGTGGAAGCGATCATGTTGGCCACTGTCCAGTAGTTCCTGTTCCATCTTCTCAGCAGCGATACGCGTAATACAACAGTCCTTCACATTGTATTCCCAGAATGCATCGATGTCGCCTTCCTCCTTCCATAGTTTGCCTTCATCCTTGTAGTGAGGATGATCAGTATATTGCGCAGTGATGAAGCCGAGGTCGTGCGGCAAGCCTGGATATAGAAAATGATGTGCAAGCATTGTGTCGAACCAATGCGGGTTGACACGAATGCGGTCCTTATACCATAACCACGTCGCATCATAGTGACCGTTCTGTGCCACAAACCTCGTTCCCGGGCTAGCCAGTAGCGACTGAGCCGCAAGCCTGATGTCACGCTCCTGTGTTGTAGTGTAGTGGTTCTCTCCTTGGCTACGGAAGTTAATACAAATTCCCATGTCGTTCGATGGAGCAAAACCAATACATGCTGTCTCACCAGCCATGGTCTCGATGTCGTAAGCAATCGGTGATTGTAGTGTGTGGGCATATCGTAGGAAGTCGAGAGCTTCTGTATAGCTTGGATTGATGAGACACTCGATACGTGGAACACTAAACGTCCCCTTGATTAGCTTCTGTAACTTGCCCAAGTCCATGCGAAACACCACCTCCATTCGTGGTTCGCGCATGACATGTGCAGGATTGAATGTGCACAGCACCTGTATTACTCGTCCAGAGATCACTAACGGGAACACGCTGCCTCGTTTGTCGGTTATACCAGTAATCCCTACCAATGCTTCGAGTGCGTAGTTCCCAAGTGCGACCACATATTTCAAGTTCGGCAGCCGACTCAGTTCCTCGTGTAGAATGTGTTGCCATATCACACGCTCCTGCTTGGGCAGTGTTTGCTTCTCACGTCGTGGCTTCAACTCATGTGCTTCAGCACTACTCACGAGTTTGCGCTTGACCACATTGGTGATGTAGACATCATTGCGTCCCAGCTTGTCCTTGCGTAGGATGTTCCACAAGTAATGACCACTGCCTCCTATCAGTGGCATGTGTTGCTGCAACTCACGTTCACCTGGAGCTTCGGCAACCACGGCAATCGTGGAGTTGAGGTTGCCACCACTACCACAGTCGAATTCCATGCCCGCACCATGACACAGTGCACGCAACTCAGTGTTAGCCTCGGCTATGGACTTGAATGGTTCAAGCATCATGGCTTCTATCCTACATGCTTGGTTGACTTGCTCAACGACATCATGTCGGTGAACACAGTGCAATACTCACGTGCACGTGTCACTGCTGTATAGAAGTTACGACGAGACTGCGCCCATATGGTTGCCTTGTTCAACACGTACGCCACGTGCTTATACTCACTGCCTTGGCACTTGTGTGTCGTCAGCACATACGCATGGTCTATGTTCCTGCGTGGGTCCTGTTCCACTGCACGCCCATCACTATACACAACCACCAACAGCGGCGGGATGATCACGGTACGATCACCAAAGTCTATCTCGACACTACCCTCCTCGTAGTTGATGTTGATGACCTTGCCAACTTCACCATTGAACGCGAAGCTACCATCGTCGTGGCCCAGATCATATGTGTTCGCGGTATACACCACCTTGCTGCCTACCTGCACGCGGATAGGTGGCTGCTGCACATTGCCCATGCGGTAACGTGGTAACTCAATGAATGGACGAGCACGATCCCAGAACATGGATTGCAATACGATGTTTAGCTTCTGCGTGCCGATCCAACTCTTGTTCATACACGTGATGATTTGATGATCATTATCTGAGTAGTCGTGTCCAGACGCAAGGGACAACTCGACAAATTCCTGCACTGCACGGACAGGGTTGTCCGTTTGCCGTAACGCGAAGTCGTTACTGTTGCGGGGCATGCGTCCTTGCAGGATAAGTGCACCATTACTTGCGATACCGGACCCCTCATCGTGCCGATGGATCGTGTCCAGCACAAGCCCACCAAACTTCTCAAGCGCCGCCATGAAGGCAGAAGGTTGACCATCTAATCTCTTATCCTCTTCGATAGGACGTAGCTGGTTTACGTCACCAAACATGCACAGTCGTGCGCCTGACTTCAGTGCATTGATCAGTGCGCGGTGTATGTCCTGGTTCACCATGGCATATTCATCACACAGTATGGTGTCGTATTGCAATGGCTTGGCACGATCATATCGTGGACCAGTGGACACCTGTACCATCTTGGTTCCACCTTTCTTCTCGTCTTCAACCTCCAGGTCTACTGGCATACCGTAGCCAAGCATACGATGGTTGGTCATCGCATCGAGGCCAGTCACCTCACGTATGCGCTTGGCTGCCTTGCCTGTTGGTGCACTGGTCTGCACACCATAGCCAGCCTCACTTAGCCTGTCGGATACCTCCTTCATAATCAGTGTCTTGCCTGTTCCGGCTTTGCCAGTCACAGCAACGATACGCTTACGCACATCACAGCATGCATCTATAGCAGCATGCTGCTTGTCATCATACACGATGTCCATGGTTGTTCCACTTCTTGTATACCAAACCGCAGGGAGAGGAACGCACCGCTGCCAAGAGACAGCGGTGCGTTGTTATATTACTCCGCAGCAGCCCTCATCGGCTGGCCCGGACGTGACACTGGAACGATGCCACGCAGGTAGAATGCATGAGGATAGTCCTCATTATCCATCAGTTCCATGATGGCTTCAGCATTACGCTCCACCTTCACGAGACGGATACGTGACTTGTCGAAGTGCGTAGGCTCACCATTGTCATCCAACACCTGGATGACGAAGAACGCAGGCTTGGCCACGCTCGCACTGCGCTTACGCTTACGCTTGGCTGGGGTCTCACCATTGGTAGACGCAGCCGTTTGGGTAGCAGACATATTCAACTCCTGTTGGTTTGGTAACGCCCAGATAATAGGTCATGTGATCACACAACGCAAGCCATGTGACCACACTTATGCACAACTTATGCTGCGAGGATACGCGAAATCTGCACGCTTGCCTCATCACGGAATGCGTCTGGCGCACGATGCGTCAGATCAACCGTAGCCGTCAGGCCAATGAGTGAGTTGAGATCAATGGACCGACCGAGCGGACCACCGATTTTCTCAAGGAATACACGCCAGCGATGCATGTTGGTGGGAGTGTCAGCAGTCTTCAGGAAGTTGTACTGAAGAATGATACCATCAGGATCACCATCCTGGAAGTCGGCAGGATAGGACTCCGCATTGATACGGAACGTGATCTGTGCGAACTCACCAGCATTGCCTTGCTTCTTAATCGCACCGATGATTTCCGCAGGGTATGGACCTACGGGTAGAAGCGGAGGCGGTGGTGCGTTGGTGATGTCGTTGCTGAAACTCAGGATAGATTCTGACATGGGGGTTGATCCTCATATGGATGTGGATTATATGTGGAGAAGACTTCCACCTGTGGGATGCATGTGGTTTGTCTTGTTCACACTTGTGCAACTATTAAGGTCATCGTGCTTGGCATGATGGCCTTACTTTTTTATTACTCCTCTACTTGGGGTTGCGACAGGCAACGCTAGCTTCTTCCCACCACCAGCTTGCCATGCGTGATACCACTCGGCTATGCCTTCGCCTTGTTGTGTATCAGCATCATAGTGCCATACAAACTCAGGCTTGTCGGATACAAACAAGCGAGACTTCATAGGCTTACGCAATCGGCACGGACGTATGGCGATACGACGTTCCGTGCCTGTATCACTTAGGTTCCACACCTCATTGAAGCGCAGACCAACTTGGTTAGCTGTGCCCTCGCTC